TAAATGGAGTTCCAACAAATCTCATAGTAAATAAAGAAGTATCACTCCAAACATAGATAGCATTTCTACCTAGTTTAGCACCCATGATCCGTGATCCGGCGGCCAGTCTTTGTGTACCAGCACTATTTTCTGCGGTAGGTGTGTAATCTGTAATATCTTCTTGAGACGAGAATCTAATAAACATATCGTCTTGTGTAGTCTTATCACCAATCGTTGTTTCTGTTCCAAAAAAAACTAAGTGACGGTCAGGTGTAGAGACTAACATATCACGTGAAGCTGTTGGTGCACCTGATATAATAGTTGCTCTTGTTGCTGTAGCATCCGCTGCATCACCGTCCCATTCAAAACATTCTCCATTATGTATCAACGCTATAAGAGTTGATCCTAAATTGTCCAAAGACCATAATCCTGGATCTGTTACTTGGTCAGTATTAGCTGCTGGTGATCCCCATCCAGTAAAACCAGATGAATTAGTTACTGTTGCACCATTAGAATGAGTAGTAGCTGTTGATCCTCTAGCTCCTCTTCCTATACCCGTTAGTTTATTTCCAGAAATACCTGTATATGATATTTCTTCTGTTCCTATCGTAACATGGTTTGTACCTGTAGACGGAAATCCTGTTGTATTCGTTAATGTAATTTCTGTAGCAGAACCATTGTTTCCGCCTGATGTAGCACTAATGGCTCCGTTCAATGTATTAGTTAATGCACCTAATAAATTACCACCCCATAATGCAATACCCCAACCAAAAGATCCTATTTGTTCAGCTGGACCTACATGATAATATTGATAGTATTTAACACTACCTGATGTGGTTGCACCAGAACCGGTCTCATTATTATCCATAGTAATAGTTAAAGTTGTAGGGGTTGGTACACTTGTTACCATATATTTTATGTCATCAAAATCTGCAGCACTATAATTAGAATTAGTTGCAGCTGAAAAATCACTAAATGTGATAATGTCTCCTGCTACAAACGTATGTGTTCCTGGAAAAGTAATAGTAACTGTTGGAGATCCATTGGTAGTTGTAAAACAATTTGATATAGTTGTACCTGATGGATTAACTAATGGGTGTATATCATAATATACTCCACCAGAATATACATATAAAATCCTGTTTGTGCCTATTGCTGCAAATTTAGTAGATGCTTTATTTACAAAATGATGCAATCCTCTTGCAACCCCTGTAAGTTTTGATTCACCTAGTTGTTGCCAACCACCTATTTTTTCAGGTGTACCATATCTAAAACGTACATTTTCTCCGTCTATCCATTGTGACTCAGCACCTGTTGACGTAACTTGTTTATTGAATCCGGGTAAAAAACCTAGTTTTTGTAACATATAAAATCCTGTTTATTATCATTTATAACAAATTTACAGGTAATTCAAATGTTTAAGTATGGAGGATCTTATACTATAATGTAGGCCACTCACCTAAAGGTCTAGAAGAAACATCATCTGCACCTGTAGTGTAAGTAAATAAAGCTTCTAAAGCTTCGACAGTTGCTGCACCATCAATTGATGTTTCCATTTCATTAGATTTAGTTCTAACTGCTGTTCTAAAAGTTGAAACATTTGTTGGAACTGCTGTAGAAGATTCTGCATTTCTTATTACGTACCAATCTGTAGATTGTAATAATCCTGCTGCTTGAGCCTTAATTTGATTTTTCTCATTAGATTTTAAACCAGGTGTTACAACTTGATTTCCATCATTATCTAATAATGCATTACCATCTTCATCTGTTTCATTAACATCATCAAGTGATTTACCGACAGCTGCAGTATAACTTGCAGTCACTGTATCATTTGCGAAAGTAAAACTTTCTGCACCGTTATTATAAAATCTACTGTCTTTTAAATTTGTGTTATCGTATACCACTTCGTAAATACCATTTGCTTCAAGTTGAGCATTACTCCAACTTGGAGCAGCTTTATTAAAAGAAGCTAGACTTGAGTTTGTTTTTACTACTGTGTTGTTTTCTACTTTTGCATACATAATATTCTCCTTATAAGTTATTTATATATATTTGTCTACAGGTTAAATTCATTGATTATCGAGCATTGTTGGGCACAAAATTACTTCCTACAAATGGACTCTCTGCAAATGCCATGTAGATGTATGGTTTTCCAGAACCATTACCATTATCATTACTTGTTCTCAATTTAAAACCATTACTCAATATATCTAGAGATAAAACAGTTGCAGAACTTTCTGCTGCATTACTATTTGGCATTAATTCTTTAAAAGCAACATTATAAGTATCTCTTGCTGTATCGTACATATCCCAATCATAACCTGCATCTTCAGTTCTTTTCCACAAAACAAAAGCAGGTTTAAATCCTGTATAAACAAATGTTCCATCAGTAGAACCATTACCAGTATAAGAACCAAACTTGCTGTAGCCTTTTTTCTCTGCGAAGCAGTAGGCTATGTTAACATCTGCATTTGTGTTTGCCTCACTACTAGCACCAAGAGAAAATGTTGAAGATGTTGGAGAGGTGTTATTCCAATAATACTGACTACTTCCTTTTGCACTAGTTTCGTTTAATTTCAAAACAGAAGTATTTCCTAAACTTTGATGATATACTAACCAATTTTCTGTTGCCTCTGTATTTTTTACTATAATCATTTTAGGTGCAACTCCTAATCCATGACCTACTGTAGCATTAGCACCTGTTCCTGTGTATTTAACTATAGAAAATCCACTTGTTGTATTAGCACTAACAGTAGAGTTTATTGAACCATCTGTGTTAGCTGAACCTGCTCCATTTGCTTTCCAGTTCCATGCTACTTGAGTATAACCATTTATATTTGCACCTGAACCAGAATCAGCACCTAAACTAAAACCATCACTATCAAAACTTGTTAAAGTATTTGTATCAGTTCCCTCTGCTGATGTAGTATTTGAATAAATTTGTTTAGTTGCTCCTCTGACTGCATCATACAATAAATGATATGTACTATTAGAACGAGATTTAAGCCAAACCCAATCTGGTTGAAAACCAACACCTGTAACAGCTTGTGTTGCACCTGTACCAGTATAAAGTTTAGTATTAAAATGAACAGAAGGTTTTACAATTGAACTATAAGCCATAATTTTTATCCATAAGTGTTAATGTTTTTTGTATTTAATGCGTAGTATCCAGATGGTACATCATATTCAAATAAAGATCCATTACCATTTGAACCTGCAGAAGATATGGCTGTAGTACCAAAATATCCATTACCGAAGTTAAAACAAGATGATGAAGTATAACCTAGTTGGCAACCAATCATTAAATCATAGTTTGTAATGTTTGAGTGAGAAACAGTTTGTATTAAAGTTCCATTTTTATAAAATTTTACTTCCCCATCATTTTTATTAATTGCTATACCAACTACATCTGAACTTCCAGATGTTGCTAACCCTGCGATTGTACTTTCGCCTGTTAAAGTTCTCATAATTTCACCATCATAAGTAGAGTAAGCAATTCTATTTGCATCTGCAGTTGATTGAGATGTTCCAAAATTAGTATTTAAATTATAAACTCCTACATAATTATTATTTCCTGATATTACTTTAAATTCTGCATAATATTTTCCTGTTGTTCCCAACATACCTATTGTTGTTGAAGCAGGTCGCCATGTGCTATCTGCTGTTGCACCTGTAGTATTTCCTGTGGTCAAAGTAGCCGAACTACTTAAAGGATTTAATGTAGCATAAACATTTGATGGTGTATCAAGTGCCTGTCTACCATTACCATTAACTGCTAATGTGTTTGAGTTACCTGAACTATCTAAACCTAAGTTACCAGAGTTTTCAAATTTTAAATGAAAACCATTAGTACCCCAAGTAACACCAGATGGTGCTTTAAATTTCCAAATACCAGATGTAGAATCTGTTTGACCAAATACAGTTGGAGCTAATGCTTGACCATCTACTAATGCAACATGGCTCATGTATCCATCAAAATAAAAATTACCACCACTTCTATTTCCAATAGTATTAATTACACCAGATGTATTACAAGCAAAATCTGTATTTTGTGATGGATATGTTTCTGTTGAAAAACTTGTAACTTGTGTTCCATTTACATAGAGTTTTAATCTATTACTTGCTGTTCCTTGTGTTGTGTCTATTGCAATAACAAGATGATACCAAGCTGAAGTATCTCTAAATACTTGTGTAGTAGTTAATGTTGATTGAATACTACCACCTGAAGTTTCTTGGCTCATAGTAAGTGTACCATTTGCATTTAAATAAAACTGCATTAGAGATGTAGATGAATATACTCCACAAGTAAAAAACATATGTTCTTTTATTGTAGAAATTTTTAACCAAGTTGAAAATGTAAATGTTCTTTTATTACCATCACCACTTGGTGTTCTATTTAAATAACTGTTTGCCATAATATTATCCTAGTTAAAACTCATAGAGTTGTTAGCTCCAAATGTAAATGTTAAACTAAATGCTCTATCTGCTGTTTGCCCTTCAGCATCTGTTGCACGTATTGTAAA